ATGCAGCAAAACATCGATAAAGGATTCTTAAATCAAACCGTAGGAGGATTCACTAATACAAGATTGGCAAAAAACTTTATCACAATGACATCGTCATCAAACCAAGGGCCAGACTTTACGATACAAAGCACAGTGATAGGCGCCACTAATGATGCAACTTTGACTGGTTTGACATCTGATACAGGATCAATAACAATTACTCAAGGATTAGACACCTTCTTTGCAGATCAAGGAGCGCAATTGTTTCAAGGTACACAAACACCATATAACAACATTCCTAGGAAAACATCATAAGGAAATAATATGAGCAAGCAATTATTAAGAGAACATGTTCTATTCGAAGTATCACCTGACATGGTGATGGAGTCATTGCAGCGTAATGACGGTAAACTGATTGTCAAAGGAGTACTTCAGAGAGCAAATGCAAAAAATCATAATGGTAGAATATACCCAAAAGAAACTCTTATGCGCGAAGCTCAGAAATATGTAGAGACATTTATTTCAGAACGCAGAGCTTTAGGAGAACTAGATCATCCTGATTCTTCAGTTGTGAATCTTAATAATGTATCACATAACGTTTTGAATATGGAGTTTAAGGGAGATGATTTAGTTGGTACTGTAGAAGTATTGTCTACACCATCTGGTAACATTTTAAAGGAATTGTTCAAATCCGGAATCAAATTAGGTATCTCATCAAGAGGTATGGGTTCAGTGAAAGAAGTTATGAGAGAAGGAGAAAATACGTTAGAAGTGCAACCTGATTTTGAACTTATTGCATTTGATTTTGTATCTAACCCATCGACACATGGTGCTTTCTTATCACCAGTTAATGAGTCAGTTTCAAAAATAGATAACAAATTTTCAAGAATTGATAGTATCATTCACAATATAATTAAGGAAATATAATATGCCACTTATAGACTTAGCACATACATCACTTTATGGTCCTAACAATCCTGGATCATTAGGCACTGGGACAGTTCTTGGACCTAATAATACGCCGATATCAAATGCACAATTTGGTAACCCGGAGGCACAAGGCGCAGTCTTTGATAAATTGGAAGATGCTGCTCATTCTAGCAGATATGGGTCATTCAATTCCAATGGACAGAGAGGTACTGGTATCATTGTCGACACATTAGGGAATATTCCTGCAGAACCGCCATTTGATACATATCCATAATCATGCATTCAAATAAAGTACGTGAAAATATAAGAGGCGTCATTCGTCGACAACTCAATGAGCAGAATGAGTTTGAAACGTTTTTTACTGAGATAGATAATACTTCTGAATCATTGCAGGACTTGAAAGATCGTTTAGTAGATTATTTGGAATCAATGACTTTGAATACTGAAGATCCAATTTATTCAAGTAACATTGCTCAAAGCAGTAGATATCTTAATGCAGCTATAAAAGCTCTAAAAGGTCTAAAAACAAATATAAGTAAAATAGGAATATAATGTCACATTTTGAAAATAAATTATTAAGAAGTATTTTGTCTGAGTCAGATCAAATGGATAAAACTGAACGAAACAATTTTTTAAAGACAGTAGCTAACTTTAACAGTATTGGTGAATCAGTATATGGGAGTTATGATTTAAATGAAGTCGTTTCAAAACTCAGCACAATTGTAGAACAAGCTGAAGTTCTTACTATGCAAGAATCTGAGCATTGGTTTGATAATGTCACCGTTTCTAGACATATGAAGCAACTTAAAGAAGCATTTAAAGTTTTTGAAAAAACTGCTACTGAAATTAATACTATGCAACAAAGATTAGAATCAGCATATGATGATATGGGCGTTGTCCTGAATAGATATTATAAGGTAAATAATACATTATCAGAATTTGGATATACAGCAGGTGTAGATGATAATATAGCTGGAAAATCTGTACCTACTGACGATTCTGATAAAGAATAATTTGATTATTTTAAAAAAATTTATTATATTAATGTTATGAAGAAGTACCACAAACGTAGACAAATGATCAATCCTGGGCATTCCATAAGTGTCCGTGTACCAAAATCAAAAGATGGGCAAAGATATGAACTTGAAGCTGCTATCAAGGAGTTCAAGAGATTAACCAAAGAATCCGGTAAACTTCAGGAAGTTCGTGAGCGTAAAGAATTCAAAAGTAAATCACTTACTCGCAGAGAACAGATACAGAAAGCAGCATATAGACAGAAGTGTAAATCAGCTGCTATTAAATAGTTTTTTTGATAGTTACATCATATTTATTGCTGTAACATATAGCGTACTATCAATTACGCTATCTCTGATCTAATCATAATATTTTTATTGAGATTTCAAATAATCTCATTTCCGAATTAAATATAAGGAAAACATCATGGCAAATGATTTATTGAAGCAGGCTATTGCTGATGCTAAAGCAGTTCGTGAAACCGCTCTAGCAAATGCTAAATTAGCCTTAGAAGAAGCATTTACTCCAAGAATCCAAAGCATGTTGTCTAATCGTATTGCAGAAGAAGAAGAAATGGAAGAAGGTATGCACGGCGATGAAGAAAAGAATGAAGGCATGCATGGTGATGAGGAGAAGAATGAAGGTATGCATGGCGACAAAGATATGGAAGAAGGCAAGCATTCAGACATGGAAGAAGGCAAGCATTCAGACATGGATGAGGATATGATGCAGGCTCCTGCAGAGGAAGCTCCTGCTGCTGAAGTAGAGGAAGACATGGATGAAATGGAACTTGAAGCTATTATTAAAGAGCTTGAAGAAGAAATGGAAGAAGTGGATGAAGAACTTGACTCTTCAGAAATTGGCGCTGGTGACAACAAAGTAGATCTCGACGCTACTTCCACAGAAGATCCTGGAGAAGGTGATCTGTACGAAGGAGAAGAAGTTGATCTAGAAGAAGTTATCAAAGCTCTTCGTGAAATGGAAGAAGGCGAGCATTCAGATATGGAAGAAGGCGAGCATTCAGATATGGAAGAAGGCGCTCATGAAGACAAAATGGAAGAAGGTGAAGGCAAAGGCGACTTAGAAGAAGCTTATGAAGTTATCAGATTCCTTCGTTCCAAAATCAATGAAGTAAATCTTCTTAATGCAAAATTGTTGTTCAGCAACAAATTGTTCCGTAATCATTCTTTAAACGAATCTCAGAAATTGAAAGTTATTGAAAACTTTGATCGTGCATCTAATATTCGCGAAGTTAAATTAATCTATTCTACATTAGCTGAGTCATTCGGTTCTGGAAAAGTTGCGAAAAGAAAATTGAAAGAAAGTTATGCATCTAAAGCAAGTGCATCGACTGCTCCTAAAAAAGTATTGACAGAGGGCAACGAACTTGCGGCAAGATGGAATAAATTAATAACATACAATCGATAAGAGGAAAAATACGATGAATATTAATTCTTTATTACCTCAAGAAGCAAATGCTAATCAAACGGCTGCATCTATCCAACTCGAGAAAAAGTGGGAAAGAACAGGTCTATTGGAAGGCATAGGCTCTGAGGTAGAGCGTAGAGGTTTGGCAGTTCTACTAGAGAACCAGGCTAAACAACTCGTATCAGAAGTAAACAATACTGGAACAGCTCAGAATTCTGAGGAATGGGCTGGTGTTGCACTTCCTTTGGTACGTAGAATCTTTGCTGAAATTGCAGCAAAAGATTTCGTTTCAGTACAACCAATGAACCTGCCATCAGGTCTTGTGTTCTACTTAGATTTCAAATATGGTACAAAGCAAGGTACAGTTGGTACTGCGGGTGGTAACGATTTCCTAACAGGTCAAGGTCGTACATCCCAAGCAGACTCAGTATTTGGTATTACCAATGCTGGTGCTAATGGAACTAATGTTCCTGCAGGTACTGCTGCTACTGAAGGTCTTTATGGCCCTGGACGTTTTGGATATTCTGTAAATGACTTTTCACAGTCCATGGGTGTATTGACTAATTCAGTGAATTCAGCTAGAACAGGTTCTGTTGCTGCTGGTACAACTACTTTCTCTAATGGAGGTACTTTATCACAAACACAGTTTGACTGGTTCACTAACTATAATGCAGAATTTTCAGCATCAGTTGTTGCTGCTGATAATGAGCATACAGTTCTTTCTATCCCAACAGCATCTTTAGCTAATTTTGATAAAAATGGTATTCGTGCATTCAACGTTGTAGGTACTAACATTACTATTTTCCCAGAATTCACTAAAATGTTAGATGGTGGTAGTCATGTAGGTTTCTTGATCACTCATGATGCTACAGCTAAACCACAGTCACCAACAGTTCTGTTCCACAAACAACCAACTGATACAACCAGAGGTGACTTTGAAGATGATCAAGTAGCAGATGCTGCTACAAGAAGTGGACTAGATCTTGAGATTCCGGAAATCAATCTTGAACTTCGTAGCGAGGCAATTGTTGCCAAGACACGTAAGTTGAAAGCCGTATGGTCTCCAGAATTTGCTCAAGACCTTAACGCATATCACTCAATTGACGCTGAAGCAGAATTGACTTCTATGTTATCTGAGTATATCTCGCAGGAGATTGACTTAGAGATCTTGGATATGTTGATTTCAAATGCTCAGACAACTGAGAGATGGTCAGCTAAGATTGGTTTCGAATTTGATACAGCAACAAATGCATTTGTTCAGTCAAATGCAACAGCTCAGGCCTATAATCAAGGAACATGGTTCCAAACTCTTGGTACAAAAATTCAGAAAGTTAGCAACAAAATTCACCAGTTAACATTACGTGGTGGAGCTAACTTCCTTGTATGTTCTCCAACAGTTGCTACCATCCTTGAGAGCATTCCTGGTTACGCTGCTGATACAGATGGCGACCAAATGCAGTTTGCGATGGGAGTACAGAAAGTAGGTGCTATCAATAACAGATATCAAGTTTACAAAAATCCTTACATGACTGAAAACACGATCTTGTTAGGATATAGAGGAAGTCAATTCCTTGAGACTGGTGCTGTTTATGCTCCATACATTCCATTAATCATGACTCCATTGGTTTATGATCCAACTAACTTCACTCCACGTAAAGGTGTAATGACACGTTACGCGAAGAAGATGGTTCGTCCAGAGTTCTACGGAAAAATCTTCTGTAGTGGTTTAGATCGTATCTAATCATTAGTTGAAATTTTTTCATGAGAAAAGAGGGGTGTCTTAGGGCACCCCTTTTTTTATGTTCATATGA